CAGAGAGGGAGTGGCCAACTCCATCACTAGGGGTAGCGCGAAGCGCCTCCCACGCTGCCGCGTCAGCGCTGACGTAAATTACGTCATAGGGGAGTGGTCCTGTATTAGCTGTCACGTGAGTGCTTTTGCGGCATTTTGCGACACCACGTGGCCATTTGAGGTATATATGGCCGAGTGAGCGAGCAGGATCTCCATTTTGACCGCGAAATTTGAACGAGCAGCAGCCATGCCGGGCTTCTACGAGATCGTGATCAAGGTGCCGAGCGACCTGGACGAGCACCTGCCGGGCATTTCTGACTCGTTTGTGAACTGGGTGGCCGAGAAGGAATGGGAGCTGCCCCCGGATTCTGACATGGATCGGAATCTGATCGAGCAGGCACCCCTGACCGTGGCCGAGAAGCTGCAGCGCGACTTCCTGGTCCAATGGCGCCGCGTGAGTAAGGCCCCGGAGGCCCTCTTCTTTGTTCAGTTCGAGAAGGGCGAGAGCTACTTTCACCTGCACGTTCTGGTCGAGACCACGGGGGTCAAGTCCATGGTGCTAGGCCGCTTCCTGAGTCAGATTCGGGAAAAGCTTGGTCCAGACCATCTACCCGCGGGGTCGAGCCCCACCTTGCCCAACTGGTTCGCGGTGACCAAAGACGCGGTAATGGCGCCGGCGGGGGGGAACAAGGTGGTGGACGAGTGCTACATCCCCAACTACCTCCTGCCCAAGACTCAGCCCGAGCTGCAGTGGGCGTGGACTAACATGGAGGAGTATATAAGCGCGTGCTTGAACCTGGCCGAGCGCAAACGGCTCGTGGCGCAGCACCTGACCCACGTCAGCCAGACGCAGGAGCAGAACAAGGAGAATCTGAACCCCAATTCTGACGCGCCCGTGATCAGGTCAAAAACCTCCGCGCGCTATATGGAGCTGGTCGGGTGGCTGGTGGACCGGGGCATCACCTCCGAGAAGCAGTGGATCCAGGAGGACCAGGCCTCGTACATCTCCTTCAACGCCGCCTCCAACTCGCGGTCCCAGATCAAGGCCGCGCTGGACAATGCCGGCAAGATCATGGCGCTGACCAAATCCGCGCCCGACTACCTGGTGGGGCCCTCGCTGCCCGCGGACATTACCCAGAACCGCATCTACCGCATCCTCGCTCTCAACGGCTACGACCCTGCCTACGCCGGCTCCGTCTTTCTCGGCTGGGCTCAGAAAAAGTTCGGGAAACGCAACACCATCTGGCTGTTTGGACCCGCCACCACCGGCAAGACCAACATTGCGGAAGCCATCGCCCACGCCGTGCCCTTCTACGGCTGCGTCAACTGGACCAATGAGAACTTTCCCTTCAATGATTGCGTCGACAAGATGGTGATCTGGTGGGAGGAGGGCAAGATGACGGCCAAGGTCGTGGAGTCCGCCAAGGCCATTCTCGGCGGCAGCAAGGTGCGCGTGGACCAAAAGTGCAAGTCGTCCGCCCAGATCGACCCCACCCCCGTGATCGTCACCTCCAACACCAACATGTGCGCCGTGATTGACGGGAACAGCACCACCTTCGAGCACCAGCAGCCTCTCCAGGACCGGATGTTTAAGTTCGAACTCACCCGCCGTCTGGAGCACGACTTTGGCAAGGTGACAAAGCAGGAAGTCAAAGAGTTCTTCCGCTGGGCCAGTGATCACGTGACCGAGGTGGCGCATGAGTTTTACGTCAGAAAGGGCGGAGCCAGCAAAAGACCCGCCCCCGATGACGCGGATAAAAGCGAGCCCAAGCGGGCCTGCCCCTCAGTCGCGGATCCATCGACGTCAGACGCGGAAGGAGCTCCGGTGGACTTTGCCGACAGGTACCAAAACAAATGTTCTCGTCACGCGGGCATGCTTCAGATGCTGTTTCCCTGCAAAACGTGCGAGAGAATGAATCAGAATTTCAACATTTGCTTCACACACGGGGTCAGAGACTGCTCAGAGTGTTTCCCCGGCGTGTCAGAATCTCAACCGGTCGTCAGAAAGAGGACGTATCGGAAACTCTGTGCGATTCATCATCTGCTGGGGCGGGCTCCCGAGATTGCTTGCTCGGCCTGCGATCTGGTCAACGTGGACCTGGATGACTGTGTTTCTGAGCAATAAATGACTTAAACCAGGTATGGCTGCCGATGGTTATCTTCCAGATTGGCTCGAGGACAACCTCTCTGAGGGCATTCGCGAGTGGTGGGCGCTGAAACCTGGAGCCCCGAAGCCCAAAGCCAACCAGCAAAAGCAGGACGACGGCCGGGGTCTGGTGCTTCCTGGCTACAAGTACCTCGGACCCTTCAACGGACTCGACAAGGGGGAGCCCGTCAACGCGGCGGACGCAGCGGCCCTCGAGCACGACAAGGCCTACGACCAGCAGCTGCAGGCGGGTGACAATCCGTACCTGCGGTATAACCACGCCGACGCCGAGTTTCAGGAGCGTCTGCAAGAAGATACGTCTTTTGGGGGCAACCTCGGGCGAGCAGTCTTCCAGGCCAAGAAGCGGGTTCTCGAACCTCTCGGTCTGGTTGAGGAAGGCGCTAAGACGGCTCCTGGAAAGAAGAGACCGGTAGAGCCATCACCCCAGCGTTCTCCAGACTCCTCTACGGGCATCGGCAAGAAAGGCCAACAGCCCGCCAGAAAAAGACTCAATTTTGGTCAGACTGGCGACTCAGAGTCAGTTCCAGACCCTCAACCTCTCGGAGAACCTCCAGCAGCGCCCTCTGGTGTGGGACCTAATACAATGGCTGCAGGCGGTGGCGCACCAATGGCAGACAATAACGAAGGCGCCGACGGAGTGGGTAGTTCCTCGGGAAATTGGCATTGCGATTCCACATGGCTGGGCGACAGAGTCATCACCACCAGCACCCGAACCTGGGCCCTGCCCACCTACAACAACCACCTCTACAAGCAAATCTCCAACGGGACATCGGGAGGAGCCACCAACGACAACACCTACTTCGGCTACAGCACCCCCTGGGGGTATTTTGACTTTAACAGATTCCACTGCCACTTTTCACCACGTGACTGGCAGCGACTCATCAACAACAACTGGGGATTCCGGCCCAAGAGACTCAGCTTCAAGCTCTTCAACATCCAGGTCAAGGAGGTCACGCAGAATGAAGGCACCAAGACCATCGCCAATAACCTCACCAGCACCATCCAGGTGTTTACGGACTCGGAGTACCAGCTGCCGTACGTTCTCGGCTCTGCCCACCAGGGCTGCCTGCCTCCGTTCCCGGCGGACGTGTTCATGATTCCCCAGTACGGCTACCTAACACTCAACAACGGTAGTCAGGCCGTGGGACGCTCCTCCTTCTACTGCCTGGAATACTTTCCTTCGCAGATGCTGAGAACCGGCAACAACTTCCAGTTTACTTACACCTTCGAGGACGTGCCTTTCCACAGCAGCTACGCCCACAGCCAGAGCTTGGACCGGCTGATGAATCCTCTGATTGACCAGTACCTGTACTACTTGTCTCGGACTCAAACAACAGGAGGCACGGCAAATACGCAGACTCTGGGCTTCAGCCAAGGTGGGCCTAATACAATGGCCAATCAGGCAAAGAACTGGCTGCCAGGACCCTGTTACCGCCAACAACGCGTCTCAACGACAACCGGGCAAAACAACAATAGCAACTTTGCCTGGACTGCTGGGACCAAATACCATCTGAATGGAAGAAATTCATTGGCTAATCCTGGCATCGCTATGGCAACACACAAAGACGACGAGGAGCGTTTTTTTCCCAGTAACGGGATCCTGATTTTTGGCAAACAAAATGCTGCCAGAGACAATGCGGATTACAGCGATGTCATGCTCACCAGCGAGGAAGAAATCAAAACCACTAACCCTGTGGCTACAGAGGAATACGGTATCGTGGCAGATAACTTGCAGCAGCAAAACACGGCTCCTCAAATTGGAACTGTCAACAGCCAGGGGGCCTTACCCGGTATGGTCTGGCAGAACCGGGACGTGTACCTGCAGGGTCCCATCTGGGCCAAGATTCCTCACACGGACGGCAACTTCCACCCGTCTCCGCTGATGGGCGGCTTTGGCCTGAAACATCCTCCGCCTCAGATCCTGATCAAGAACACGCCTGTACCTGCGGATCCTCCGACCACCTTCAACCAGTCAAAGCTGAACTCTTTCATCACGCAATACAGCACCGGACAGGTCAGCGTGGAAATTGAATGGGAGCTGCAGAAGGAAAACAGCAAGCGCTGGAACCCCGAGATCCAGTACACCTCCAACTACTACAAATCTACAAGTGTGGACTTTGCTGTTAATACAGAAGGCGTGTACTCTGAACCCCGCCCCATTGGCACCCGTTACCTCACCCGTAATCTGTAATTGCCTGTTAATCAATAAACCGGTTGATTCGTTTCAGTTGAACTTTGGTCTCTGCG